AATTTCTCCCTCAAAGTATCCAAAAAGAACTGTAATACCAAATGTAAAGCAAACAAAAATTAAACCTGTAACGGCGTTAAACTCAAAAACAAAAGTAGGAGCTACTACAAATAAAGGTAGTTTTGGTACTGTAGAGAACAGAGCTAACGTAAGTACTAATACTAGATCAGGCGCACCTAGCACTTGGACTACCCTTACAAAATCATTAGATATATTAGTACCTGTAGTTAAAAAGCCTGTGGCTATTGTAAACAGATTAGCTATAAAAAGAATGGAGGGCTAATGGAAAAGCACTATGGATTGTATTTAGGGTTCTGCGTAGACAACCTTGATCCAGATAACAGAAACCGTATAACACTTAGAGTTCCTCAAATATTTGGGGAAACAGCGGTTACTACCTGGGCTTTGCCATGCTCTCCTGTGACTTCTAACGCAAACCACCCTGACCATAAAAAACATTTAGCCTCTGAAGTAGCCGCGTTACTAGTAGATCATTCTGCAACTGTTACTAGTTCTTCAGGCGGATCGCCGAGCCATACCCACTCTACGACTGTAACGTTTGCTCATACAGGCAACAGCTTAAGCCTTAATCATGATCATGAAACCGCTGCGGATACCGATGAGCGTTGGAACGACTCTCAAGAGACAAATACAACGGCAGAGCACACGCCCCACAGAGTAGTTCCAAAAATTAACCAACCTGTGTGGGTTATGTTTGTTGCGGGAGACGCTAACTTTCCAGTATGGATAGGAATTTTAAATGACTAGTAAAGCAATAACGCTTCCGTTTTCAATCAATGAAGTTGGCGGAGTTAGCTATGCAATGAATGAAGAAAAGATTTGGCAAGATCGTGTGCTTCTTGTTGTAATGACTAACTTAAACGAACGTGTTATGAACCCAACTTTTGGAAGCAACGTTGGACTTTCCCTCTTTCAAAACATCAATGACGCCATGACTTTGATCCAACAATCAATTTCTTTAGCGTTTAGCCGCTGGCTTGCGCCGCTAACTTTAGTATCTGTGAGCGGGTACGTAGATCCCATTGAAGCCAGATTAGTGTTAGAAGTTAATTATAAGCTTCGTGAAACCGACAATGGGCAGAGTGTAACGATAAAAACTGCTATCCTAAGTAGGGCTGGCGACGTTCTGTTGGAGGTAAAAAATGACTGATATTAACTATGTGCCGCAAATAGATTACACTTCTAAAGACTACACATCTATTAGAGAAGATCTAATAGACCTTATCCCTTCTTTTGTTCCGTCGTGGACTAACAGAGACCCTGCAGATTTTGGTATGGCTTTAATTGAGTTGTTCTCATATATGGGCGACCTTATTAACTATTATATTGACCGCTCTGCAAACGAAGCGTTTATTGGGACAGCCAGCCAGCGTGATAGCGTACTTCAGATCTCTCGTCTTTTGGGGTACAACCCAACTGCAGCAACCGCAGCTACAGTAACTTTAACTTTTTATAACTCATCTGCAAGCAACATAACCGTACCTGCAAAAACTAAAGTAGCTACAACCCCGTCTGCAACTGGGGCGTTAACTCAAATTATTTTTGAAACTGACAGCGAAGTGACTGTGCCTGCAAAAGTTGGAACAGTTGACGGAAACATTACGGTAACCGCTACTCAAGGTTCCACAGTAACCTCTGAAGAAGTTGGAACCTCTACTGGAACTATTAATCAAGTCTGGAAACTTCAAACAACTCCTTTAATTACGGGATCAATTTCTGTGGTAGTTGGTAGTAAGAACTTTAGCGAAGTTCCCTATTTGATTGACTACAACAATTACGACCCTGTGTTTTCTGTGTATACAAACGCAGCTGGGTCTTCTTTTATTCTGTTTGGCGATAATATTAGCGGAATTGTTCCAGACCCAAATGCGGTAATTTACGCTACGTACCGTGTTGGTGGCGGTGTTGTTGGAAACGTAGCTATTGGGGCAATTACCTCTATTCTTAATAACTCCTATTCTGGTTTAAGAGTTAAAAACTTAACCGCAGCAAGCGGAGGTTCAGAGGAAGAAACAACAGATTCAATTAGAGTAAACGCTCCGTTAAGTTTAAAGGCTTTAAATAGAGCAGTCTCTTTAGCTGACTATTCAGCTTTAGCAACCGCCGCGGGCGTTGCTAAAGCAAACGCTGTTGCAGACGTGTACACAAGCGTAACTATCTATTACGCCCCTTCTGCAGGAGACCTAGGAGTAGAGGCTGATGGTGTTACCCCATCTACTGTGTTTAATAACTTTAAAACTACTCTTACTTCATTCTTGACTGGAAAAGTGCCAGCAAACACAACAATAACTTATCAACCACCAACTTACGTATCTACTAATATAACTGCAACAATTACAGTGCTTCCGCAATATAGAAGAACATTACTAGACACGGCGGTAACTGCGGTTTTAACTGAGCTATTAGCGTTTGATAACGTAGGTTTTCAAGACACAATTACATTAACTGACGTTATAAGCGCTGCAACGTCTATTGAAGGGGTAGCTTTTATACAAGTTGAAAAACTTGTAAGAAACGATGCCGATTTAACATACACAATATCTAATAAAGCAGCGTCGGGTACAGTGGCTACGTTAACTACTAATGCTACGCACGCTTTAACTCAAGGAAGTACCGTAAAGGTTACTGGCGTTGACAGCACGTTTAATGGCACATTTGTTGTTAAATCGGTAACTTCTACAACGTTTACCTACGATTTAATCTCCTCAGTGGTTAGTAGCGTAGCCGCATCAGGTGCCGTTACTAAACTAGTTACTGCCTCAGTAGTTTGCGCACCCAATGAAATCCCAAAGCTTGGAACGTTATCTTTGACGTTCAATGGGGGAATTAATAACTAATGGCTCGGTACGGTATAAATTATTATGGCCTCTCTACGTATGGTGCTGAGACCGCTGTTGCGTATGCCGCAAATAACTTTACCGCTATCTCAGGGGCTATTGGCGAGCCAATAGTAGATCAATCACCGTACGGAGCAATTACACTTAACTGGAATAGCCCTGCAGGTAACTGGTCAAAAATAAAATTAGTGCGCAACTCTTACGGATTTCCCGTAAGTGAATTAGACGGTACACAGTTAGATATTAAAAATAATAATACGTTTGAGGCGTACAAAGAAACCGACCCAACAGCTTTTATTGACAGAACCTTGGCTAAAAACTCTTTTTATTATTATTCTTTATTTGTTTTTGAGCGAATTAACCATAGATGGATTCGCGTAGGAAATGCTATTGGCCTTTCTGTTGAAGACTACGGATATGCCGACAACTTGTACAACTTTTTACCAGAAATTTATAAAATATCTAATTTAAATGAAGTAGCTGGGGAATCTAGTAACCAAACTCTTTACAATTTCTTGTCTATTTTTGGATTTGAACTCAGTAAATATCATACGTTAACTAACTTATTAATTAACAGGCACGACACCTCTAAATTAAACGGGTTACTTCTACCCTCTTTACTACAGCAGTTTGGCCTTCAATACGAGCCAGAAATAGGCTACCAACATGCTCGTATTTTAGCCCGCGACGTTGGTCAATTGTACAAGTCAAAAGGCACAGTTGACGGATTAAGAGAGTTTTTAAAAGCGTTTACTGGGTGGGCTGTTCCTACCGTTGCTAACGTACCTAACCCAACCGTCAATGGCATAACTATTAGTAAAAACTTAATGCTTGATTACAACGACTCATCTTTTGAAGAGTCTGTAGGCCATTGGGAAAGTAGCGGATCAGCAAGCTTATACTGCCTTAAAGTTAAAGAAGTTAAAACAGTTGCTTTAACTAGTAACGTGGCAACCCTTGGCATAGGAACACATCAATACAACGTTGGAAACTATATTTTTGTTTCTGGAAGCGCTTTACCGTTGTTTAACCAAGGTACGGCGGTTGCAATTACTGCAGTCACCGCAACTACAGTTTCTTTTTCGTTAGTTGGCGCAAATGTCACCTCTATGAATGCTTGGAACGCCTTAACTGAAAGATATCCACAAGTATCCCCATCACCCGCTCCTTGGGATGAACCAACAACCCCTGTGCTGTACCCAAATAAACAACTTGGAATTATGGCTGTTAAAAATTCAAGTGTAACGCAAGGAACTGTATCTTTAGCTTGTGGAGCATCTGCTTCTATCATTAAAGGTATTCCTGTTACCGCGGGCACATCCTATTCATTTAGCGTTTATACCGTTAATTCAACTACTACACGTAATGTTACTGTGGGTATTACTTGGTATGACCGTAAGGGTGTTTCTATTTCTTCAGTTACTGGGTCGGCTACCGCTAGCGGTACAGGGGCGTTTTCTGCCCGTGCAACAGTAATTAACAAAACAGCCCCAGCTACAGCTTATTATGCTGTACCTACTATTTCTATCGCTGCCCTTGCGGGGTCAGCTAGTAATGAGTATCAGTACTTTGATTGTGCGCAATGGGAAGCCAGCGCAACAGCAACTGATTTTGATGAAGCTCGACAATTACATCTAACTTTAAAAGCAACACGAATTAATGAACTTTTAAATCCTCATTTTGCGTTAAGTGGTGGAAGTTTTGCCTCCCCTATTGTAGCCCCTTGGGTTATATCTGGCTCAGCCGCTACCGTAACAGTTAGTGAAGCATCTAAACAGCCAGAAACTACTTCATGGCAAACACTTTACAAAACTTTAACTTCTGGCGTAGCTAGAATAGAAACTTTATACACAGCCGATTTTAAAGTTGGCGATAGAGTATATGTATCTGGTGTTGGCACTTCATTTGATGGGGTTCAGACAGTAACCGCTATTGGCGAATCTGCTTCATCTGGTGGGACAGTAACAAATTACTCTTATATAGAATACTCAGTCTCGGGCAGCCCGACAAACGTT